TAAAAACGGCAGAATCCTATGTGACAACAATTAAACGATAGTTAAATGGATTGATGAAAATTAAAACTATATAGGTGTACGGTCAGACTATTGGAGGTAGTCAGGATTTGAATGTCAGTCTGTTGTCGGCATTCTGGCAATGCAATTTGGATAAAGCGGGGATTAAAAAGATAGAGGCGAGCCGGTCAGGTAGAAATGAATCAGGCTCAAAGTGAAGCGGAAAAGGTCTGTGGTACAAGCTGATGCAGCCATAATTACAGCCTGATGATTTGTGGAATGAAACATGTTGAACCTCCTTAATTGATGTTATTCGAGTGATGAAGGCATTCTGTCCTTCTATAGTGTCCAGTAAATCAAACAGGAAACTTGTCCAACGTGTTGGACAAGCCTCTCCATTAGTGAGTTGTATTGATCACAACTCTACAAAGAATTCATTACTGGGTAGATGAAAATAGTTTCACGATGAATGGAGGAGGCTATGTCGGTGGCTTCTTCATTGGAGTACATATGCCATCACGAATCCCAAAAGCCTGCCGTGTTCGTGGCTGCCGCCATACCACCACAGACCCGTCAGGCTATTGTGAAAGCCACAAAAGCGAAGGCTGGAAGCAATACAAGCCAGGACAATCCCGTCATCAGCGCGGTTATGGTTCGAAGTGGGATGTTATCCGCGTGCGTGTGTTGAAGCGTGACAAAGGACTGTGCCAGTTGTGCCTGCGTGCCGGTGTGGTGCGTGAAGCGAAAACCGTTGATCACATCATCCCTAAAGCGCATGGCGGCTCTGATGCCGACAGTAATCTGCAGAGCCTGTGCTGGCCGTGTCATAAGGCGAAGACGGCCCGTGAACGGTTGAAGTGATAATAATTCTCAACTGCCTGAGGGGAGGGGCGGGTCAAATCCCTGCGGCCTGACGTCTTCCGGACTGCCCGCCCCATCGTTTTTTTATACCCGCGAAAAATGAAATTTAACCAGGAGTGCCGCATATGGCTGGAACGGCGGGGCGTTCCGGGCGTCGCCCCAAGCCAACGGCGCGCAAGGCGCTGGCCGGAAACCCCGGCAAGCGAGCCCTGAACAAAGATGAACCTGTTTTTACGCCCATCAAAGGTGTTGAGCCACCGGAGTGGTTCGCAGAAGAAGATCTCCCTCTCGCCACGATCATGTGGCAACTGACAACCAAAGAACTCTGCGGTCAGGGCCTGCTGTGCGTGACTGACCTGGCGGTACTTGAGCGGTGGTGCGTGGCCTATGAGTTCTGGCGACGTGCCGTGAAAAATATTGCCAGCCAGGGCAACACCATCACCGGTGCAATGGGCGGCAGGGTCAAAAACCCGGAGCTGACCGCCAAGAAAGAACAGGAGTCCGAGATGAGCAGCACGGGGGCAATGCTCGGACTCGACCCCAGCAGCCGCCAGCGTCTGATAGGCCTGGCGGGGCAGAAGAAAGCCACTAACCCGTTTCTGAAAATCATCGAATCATGAGCCGGAAATCTTACCCCAACGTAAATGCTGCCAATCAGTATGCCCGTGATGTCGTGCGGGGAAAGATTGTGGCCTGCCAGTTTGTGATTCAGGCCTGCCAGCGCCATCTTGATGACCTGATGGCGGAAAAAAGTAAGTCGTTTCGTTACCGCTTCGACAAGGACCTGGCTGAACGGGCCGCCAAATTTATTCAGCTGTTGCCGCACACCAAGGGTGAGTGGGCATTCAAGAGGATGCCCATCACGCTGGAGCCGTGGCAGCTCTTTGTGATCTGCTGCGCGTTTGGCTGGGTCAATAAAGGCTCCCGGCTGCGCCGCTTCCGTGAGGTGTATACCGAAATCCCCCGTAAGAACGGCAAATCGGCAATCTCTGCCGGTGTCGCCCTGTATTGTTTTGCCTGTGATAACGAGTTTGGCGCGGAAGTGTATTCCGGTGCCACGACAGAGAAACAGGCGTGGGAAGTCTTTCGCCCGGCGCGACTGATGTGTAAACGCACACCCATGCTGACGGAAGCGTTCGGGATTGAGGTTAACGCCTCAAACATGAACCGTCCGGAGGATGGCGCGCGGTTTGAACCGCTGATCGGTAACCCCGGTGATGGATCATCACCCCACTGTGCGGTGGTGGATGAATATCACGAGCACGCCACCGATGCGCTTTACACCACGATGCTTACCGGGATGGGGGCGCGACGTCAGCCACTGATGTGGGCCATTACTACTGCCGGGTACAACATTGAGGGGCCGTGCTACGACAAACGGCGGGAAGTTATCGAGATGCTCAACGGTTCGGTACCCAACGATGAACTGTTCGGGATCATCTATACCGTTGACGAAGGTGACGACTGGACCAACCCACAGGTGCTGGAAAAAGCCAACCCGAATATCGGGGTGTCGGTTTACCGTGAGTTTTTGTTAAGTCAGCAACAGCGTGCGAAAAATAACGCCCGTCTGGCAAACGTCTTTAAAACAAAACATCTCAATATCTGGGTGTCGGCGCGTTCGGCGTATTTCAACCTGGTGAGCTGGCAGAGCTGCGAGGATAAATCACTGACTCTTGAGCAATTCGAGGGGCAGCCGTGCATTCTGGCCTTTGACCTGGCGCGTAAACTGGATATGAACAGCATGGCGCGACTTTATACCCGCGAGATTGACGGTAAAACGCATTACTACAGTGTGGCCCCGCGTTTCTGGGTACCGTATGACACGGTGTACAGCGTCGAGAAAAATGAAGATCGCCGGACAGCCGAACGCTTTCAGAAATGGGTGGAAATGGGCGTCCTGACCGTTACCGATGGTGCAGAGGTGGATTATCGCTACATCCTCGAAGAGGCCAAAGCGGCGAACAAAATCAGCCCGGTCAGCGAGTCACCCATCGACCCCTTCGGGGCGATCGGGCTGTCACATGACCTTGCTGATGAAGACCTGAATCCCGTCACTATCTTCCAGAACTTCACCAATATGTCCGATCCGATGAAAGAGCTGGAAGCAGCCATTGAATCGGGACGTTTTCATCATGACGGCAATCCCATCATGACCTGGTGTATCGGCAACGTGGTCGGCAAAAACATGCCGGGTAACGATGATGTGGTGAAACCCGTCAAAGAGCAGGCGGAAAACAAAATTGACGGTGCAGTTGCGCTGATTATGGCGGTTGGCAGAGCCATGCTGTACGAGAAAGAAGACACGCTGTCTGATCACATTGAGTCCTACGGGATCCGCTCGCTTTAACTGAGGTAATTATGATCATGCTGATTCTCGCGCCTCTGGTGGGCGTGCTGGGGGTGCTTTTGCTGGCGTATGGTGCCTGGCTGATTTATCCCCCTGCGGGGTTTGTTGTTGCCGGGGCGTTGTGCCTGTTCTGGTCGTGGCTGGTGGCGCGATATCTCGACCGTACACAGATGTCTGTTGGTGGAGGTAAATAGTGTTCTTTTCGGGATTATTTCAACGAAAAAGTGACGCACCGGTGACCACGCCAGCAGAGCTGGCGGATGCTATCGGGCTGTCATACGACACCTATACCGGAAAGCAGATCAGCAGCCAGCGGGCCATGCGACTGACGGCGGTTTTTTCCTGCGTCAGGGTGCTGGCGGAGTCGGTCGGGATGTTGCCCTGCAACCTGTATCACCTGAACGGCAGCCTGAAGCAGAGAGCCACTGGCGAACGTCTGCATAAGCTGATCTCCACGCATCCCAATGGCTATATGACGCCGCAGGAGTTCTGGGAGCTGGTGGTCACCTGTCTGTGCCTGCGGGGAAACTTTTACGCCTACAAAGTGAAAGCATTTGGCGAAGTGGCTGAACTGCTGCCCGTCGATCCCGGCTGTGTGGTACCGAAGCTTAACAGTAGCTGGGAGCCGGTCTATCAGGTCACATTCCCGGATGGCTCCACGGATGTACTGAGCCAGGAGGATATCTGGCATGTGCGCACGCTGACGCTGGACGGACTGGTGGGGCTGAATCCCATCGCCTATGCCCGCGAGGCAATATCGCTGGCGGCAGCGACCGAAGAGCACGGGGCCAGACTGTTCAGCAATGGCGCGGTGACGTCGGGTGTGTTGCGTACAGAGCAGACGCTGTCAGATCAGGCTTATGAGCGCCTGAAGAAAGATTTTGAGGAGCGTCACACCGGGCTTGGCAATGCTCACCGCCCGATGATCCTTGAGATGGGGCTGGACTGGAAGTCGATGGCGCTGAACGCCGAGGACAGCCAGTT